AACAACACAACAACGGAGCACACTTTACTGTCGAGATTGACTCAGATGACGAGAGAGTGTGTATCGGTAAAGAAGATGCAGAAGCTATTGTAAAGGCAATCAATAAGACCATGGCTGATAGATTTGAGAAAGAGTTTAATCCAAGAGCTATCCTATCTGACGAACGTAAAGCCACGTCAGGGGCTGACATCGACGAACGACAAATGATGGATGACTCTCCAAAGCAGAAAAACGACTCTTCTGAAGGGGAAAAATTTTCGTCGAAGCCTGACGGCTTGAGTGAGAAGGAGGACGCAGCGCAGCAGGAATTGTTCGACGACATCGAGACAGCCCTCTCTTCAATCTTGACTCTTGCGGGAGACAACAGCAAAGCCGACAAGAATAAGGCTGCGAACGAGTTCATCAAGCTACTAGCGAAAGTTGGAGAGCTTACAATGAAAGAGTTCCCTCTCTTCTGTGAGGTTAACGATTTCCCAACCGTGGCTGAAGCAGGTGCAGCGTTTGACGCTCTACTTGAGACATCAGCACATTGTCGATGTGAACCAGGTATCTACCCTACGGGACAGTCTGAGGACAAGTCGATGAACTTTTGCGGTGGATGTAAAAAAGAAGTGAAGTAATGGCAGTATTTTTAATCATAGTAATCTTGGGGGTGGTCTTAGCGACCATCTCCGAGGCTGTCCAAAAGTATCAAGACAGAAAAGGATGGATTAGTGGTGCGGAATATGACCGAGAGGTATATGGACTTACTTGGATTACCGCACGAGTGATAACAGATTATGAGAAAAAAGAGTTCGATGTTAAGTACAACCCGCATGACGGGCATTTCTATGACAGAGAAAACTTTGGGTATCATGCAACAGAAATCTTATTAAAAAGACATGAAGAATCAGGAGAAGTTTAAAATGACGATACAGGGGTGCTCTGAGGCTCGTAAATGGCTTCAGGCTCAGGGAGCATGGACTCCACGTACTGAGCGTATGGACGGCTACTCCTTGGTTCATTATGCAAACGAGTTGTATAACCAACCTAAAACAGAGAAAAATGACACAATCCCTAATAAATCAAGGTAGGGAGGGAAACCACCCTAATGATAACCTTCAGGCAGTTCCTAAGTGGATATGTGCTGAGGATTTCAAGGCTAGACCTTTGAATGTCTCAGGTGCACCACGTATGGAGCTTGCAAGAGAGGAGTGTAGTGAAACTCACTTCCTAGTGATATTCAACCCTGAGACAGGTACTTTCACAGACCGATGCACAGGGGAAGAGTACACGTCAGGTGCGCTAGAAATTAGAATTATTGAAATTATATGAGAGCATATCTTATGAGAAGAGTAAAATCAAAAACAAAACTACAAGGTTCAAGCATGGCAGGAGGCTATCGCTTGCGTAAAGCCATTGACAAGAAAAACAAACGTAAGGGCAAAGATTGCCCTGACAGTTGCTGATAAAATAAGGAAGGGAAATTTACACTACTTTAGCGAAGTGAATTAATCCCGAATTATGAGTAAAGCAGCGAAAGAACAGGTTATGAATGCGGATTTAACAGTAAACGGAAAACGAGTTTACATCTTTTTTGAAGCCGACGACTATTACCTTGTTTCCTTTAACGCTGATGGAACGAAAAAATTCAAAGCGGATAAAGTGAGACCTGATAAATAGTGGCAATAACAAAGGATGGAGTAGACTTAAATGTGTGTGCATATTGTAATGCGCCATTGGATGACTTGTCCCGTACCGTTGACCATTTATACCCAAAATCTCGTGGTGGAATCTTATCAAACAAGAACAAAGTACCTGCCTGTGGCGACTGTAACAAGCTGAAGGGAGATATGAACGTTAGGGAGTTTAGACGTGCGCTAAATGCTCTTACGTATCTTGAGGCGACAGAGCACAAGAAGAGAATGGCTTACCTAAAGAAAGTTAAAGCCAATGTTTGCAAAATAATTCAAAGGTTAAATGATGATAAACAGAAACGTATCATACGACACGATACTCCTAGAAGCAGACAGGGTAGCAAGAAAAAGGAAACAAGACCTTGACTTATATCACAAAGACATGTTTGGAAACTTTGTGCCATTGGCTGAGGCATACGACCCTGAAGTAGAGGAGATGGTGTTAAACATATTCAAGCGAAAAAAGATGAGATACCTCATTACTTTCGTTGACGCTATTGAGTTGCAGGATGGTCTTCTTCCTTCAACACACAAGGTTCTAAGGTACTTCACAAAGGAGATGAACTACGGGAATCTTATTAAGGGTGTTGGAACTAGGGATATTCAGAGCGCAACAGGCGCAAATATGCGTTATGTGATAAATGGTATCAAACAGCTTTGTGCTGAAGATATAATTAGATTTACAGTAGAAAAGGGTAGGAGAACTTATATCGTAAATCCTACGTATTTTTACAAGGGGACACTGAGAAGCATATTCAAGTGTCTTCGTGACTACGACCAATATCCAAAACGAAATGATAAATTGGAAGTAGAATATGAACAAAACGAATAATTATGGGAAAGCACTATGAGTATTCGACTGAGATGAAAGATTTCGTCAAGTTGAAGATTGAATCACTGAGAAACAGCACCTCTGTTGCAAGGCAACTCATTAAGGAGTTTGATATTGCAGATGAGCTAGAACTTGAGGCAGCAAGGAAGTACGTAGCCAAGATTAGGCGAAATACTCAAAAGAAGAATGGCAGAATCAAGATAAAACGCCTCTTTTGGGATGTTGAGACAGGATACTACAAGACACCTGTGTACTCAGCATACAAGCAGTTCGTAAAGCCCGAGAACCTTGAGGGAGATAAAAAGATAATCTGTATCTCCTACAAGTGGCAATACGAGGATAAGGTTCACACACTCACATGGGATAGTAAGCAGGATGATAAGAAGATGATTCAGAAATTCGTCAAGATTATCGGACAGGCTGATGAGATTGTAGCCCACAACGGGGATAAGTTCGACATTAAAGAGTTACGCACAAGAGCAATGTTGCAGGGCGTACTGATGTTCCCGAAATACAGAACTATCGACACACTGAAAAAATCACGAAAATTCTTCCGATTCCCTGCGAATAGCCTAAACTATTTAGGAATCAGGCTTGACGTAACAAGGAAACTTGATTCAGTAGGCTTCGACCTTTGGAGAAGATGTCAAGAGGGGTATAGCAAGAAAGACCCTGAGTTAAACGAGAAGAAAACCAAAAAGGAGATTCAAAAGGAGGCACTTGCAGAAATGGTAAATTACTGTGAGCACGACGTTATGGCACTTGAGGATATATTCAACGTAATGATGCCATTCATTGACCACAACACAAATTACTCTGTACTTAACGGCGGTCCGAAATGGTCTTGTCCTGAGTGTACGAGTGGAAACGTGCAGCTTTCCCACACGGATACAACTCCAATGGGATACATCAAGAGACACATGAAATGTAATGACTGTCACAAAGGATACCACATATCCAATAGGTCATTCCAAAGTTTCTTGACAAAACATATACAGCTTATTACTTAAAACCTTATATTTGTAGTGCGTGGTGGAGAAGTTGGTATCTCACCTGGCTCATAACCAGAAGGTCGCAGGTTCGAGTCCTGTCTACGCTACAAAGAAGACCTTTTTTCAGTGAATAGTGGTTTAGGTTTAAGGGAGGGATGGCTCACGCTGTCCCTTTTCTTTTTCTAAAAAAACTGTATGTTATTTTTACTTATCTTTGGAATATTCAATTCGATGATTATGAAATACGAAGACGACCCAAAGAAGGGTAAAATGAAGGGTAAAATGAAGGTGAAGAAGGCTGCCCGCAAAATTGGTAAAGCTGCTAGAAAGGGAGCTTTAGCTGCTATCGTTGGTAGTGCTGCTATGAAAGCGAAGAAGAAAGATGCTTACAGTGCTTTTGGTGATGGAAATCCAAAACCTATGACTAAGAGCGACAAAAAGCAATCTAGAAAAGCTAAACCTATGCCAGAATCTAGCAGAATAAAGCCATCACCTAATGATGAAGGGGGTGTATCTAATCCACCTAAAAGAGGGCTGCCCGCAAAATTGGCTCAGAAGTACAAGAAGAGATACAGAGCTGATAAGAAAAAGTAATTGCTATGATGAAGCCGAAGCCTAGAAAGAAAAAAAGAACTATTGGGGGAGCGTTACAGGATGCTGCTCAAAAGAGACGTGCCAGGAAAGGCTCACGCAGAATCAAGCGTACCCTAAAAGATAAATCTGCTCCTAAAGCAAGTAAGGATGTTAGCACTAGACGTGAAGACAGACGTAAACTCCTTGAAGGTGAAGCTAAAGGAAAGAAGTGGGGTAAAACACAGTGGTCGGACAAGGAGAAGCAAGTCATGAAGGATACAAGGGTTAGAGTTAAAGGTCGAAAACCCAAGGTAGTCCCAACAAGTCGAGCGAAGCGTGCTAAGAGAACTCTTGGTAGAATGGATGAGCAAGACAAAAGAAGATTGCGAAGAAAAGTTAAGTAGAGTAAATGGCTGTCGATATTTTTAAAGACAGTATATTCTCGGAAGGTTACGAAGACATACCAACATCAGCGTGGTATCCGTCTTACCCTGAATTTGAACATCCAAAGGAATTTATAGGTTGGATCAACTCAATCAACTCAGGATGGCAAAACAAAATTGAATATGAGCCTTTCGATTTGTACTGCAAACAAGCAGAAGAATGGCTCAAAGATGAGTCAGACATCACTGACTTCGATACAGTTGAAGGGCAGACTAATTGGCTCTTTAAAGAAGCTCGGAGATGTAAAGACAATTCCCTATATTTTTGTAACAAGTATGGATACATAAAGGAGGACAAAGCTCCTGATGGAAGTGGTCGTATCAAGTACAAGGCTTGGGATGCTCAGAAAGTACTTCTGTTCCTATTTGATGCAGGATACTCAACAATGATTGGTAAGGCACGTCAGATTGGATTTACCACTACCATGTGTCTTGCGGGAATGAAGCGTGTGAACTTTAACAAGTCATACTTTATTAAATTCGTCACCCACTCAGATAAAAAAGGTCAAGAGATATTCAAGGATAAGGTGAAGTGGGCTTACGCTCAAGTTCCTGACCACGTAGCCCAAGAAGTTAAGAACTGGACTGACACCCTTATGTCATTTGACAAAAAGGGTTCTCGTAAAGGTCGTCAAGAAGGGGGTGGTGCTCGATTCCAAGTCGATGCTCCCGCAGTTGATGCAATTAACGGGGGTTCACCTTCGGCAGTATTCGTCGATGAGATTGGTCTCTTTGAGATATTCGGTGATATGATGCGTGAGGGTCGTCCTGCATTATTTAAGTTCAACCCTGAAACAGGGAAGATGACAATGCAGCAGCAATTCATGTCTTGGGGTACAGGTGGAGAGATGGATAAGGGTGGTTCAGTGTTTGAGGCTGAGTTTAAGAACTGTCTACGTCAGTGGAAAGAGAAAAACTACTCATACGGAATCATTCCAATCTTTATGAACGCCTTCGCTCGTCCAGGGGTTACTCGTGAGCACATCTCTAAAGAGAAGAAAGCCTACATGTCTCTTGAAGGTAGTAAGAAGGGAGACGAAGCTAAGGTACAGTTCCATCAGCACTACCCGATGACTATTGATGACATGTTCATCCGTAAGTCTAAGACATTAATGCCTATACATAAGTGTCAGTCACGATTGGATGAGATATACAACAAGGAGAAAGAGCTTGAGTATGGATACTTTGAGCCAATCCTTGACATGACTCAACCAACTCCTGATGCTATTACTCCGTATAAGATTAAAGGAGCTAGGTTTGTCCCTACCACAGGTCGTGATGACGCAGCTACTACTGCTGTTGTCGTAAACCACCCTCCACAAGGAGAAACATGGATACATAGATGGTATCAAGGAACTGACCCTATCAACTCTGAGACAGGACACTCTAAGATGTGTTCAGCAATATGGGATGCATGGGATAATACCGTATCTTCAGTAGTATTCCACAGGGAAAGAAAATTTAAGCAGACATATCTTCAGGTACTGCTGCAATCGCTATACTATGACCAAGAGAACCAAGGGACTATTGGATGTAAGGAGCTTATCGAGAGTAACATCGGTGATATGCACTTAGATTTCCAGGAAGGACTAGGATTTAAGCATAAATTTGTTGCGAACACACAATTACCACTATATTTGCAAACTCCTACGTCAAAATGGTGGGGACTCCGAAACGTAACTAACACTGCGCCAAGGATTATTGCCAAGACTGAGGAGATGCTAGAAGGCTATGGAGACCAAATTGATATTCCGTGGCTATGGGAGCAACTTAAAACATTCGTAGAAAAGGACTTGAAATCGCAGTCTTCGCACAGACAGACTCGTTATCAGGCAGCAGACTTTAGATATGATTACGACGATGCTATTTTTGCTATTACGTTCGCTTATATTAACTCGCAAGCGCACGCAAAATATGAACCTGAAAACATCAAGCGTGATGGTCATGACCAAAAGACGATTAGACGTTATGTCCAAAATAAAGAGACGAACTTCAGGAAGAGGTTAGCGGTAGTCGATATGAGTGGTAAGGTGGTCAAGTATATAAATTAAGAATATACTGTTTGTACTTTGGGCAGAGACCTTTATCAAATGGCTTTGTCTTTAGATTGAATACTTTGCCATCTTCCTGCCAAAGAACCGTGTCGTACTTAGCTTGATTCTTTTTGAAGTGTTCAATTTCCTTCCTATTCATCCTGCGCTCTTTGAGGTTCATATATCCCTTGTGGTAGGCATCAGGATTTGAGTTTCTCTTTATGTAAAAGATATGGTATTCAGGTTTTTTTCTGTCT